CTGGCCTTACTATAGATGGTTCAACCATCTTGTCGGAAGCAAACAACGACCTCGAAAAACTCGAACAAGAGTTGAGAGACGTTTGGGAAGACCCGATTATGCCACTTGTTGGCTGAAAATAATTCCCCGCACTTGCAAAAGTCGGGGAATTTTATATCACTCTCATCTTTACAATCGAATTTTTCGAGCCTTTAAAATCAAAGACTTAAAAACACGCGAAAATCAGCTAAGTTTATGATTTATCTTTAACTTTACATTCCAATGTAAAGATGTATGTAAAAATATGGTGTTTTAGACGTCATATTAGCGGTTTTAATACCCAGCTATACCTCTAGAAATCATAAACATCACAAAGACACCATATTTGATTTTTAATTAACTGAAATCATTACACAAAGTCAATATTTGCCTAAATAATAAGCACGTCGTCTTTCTGCTCGTTTTGCAGTCAGCTGGAATTGCTCAAAATCGTAAAGAAGCGACTGCGAATATCCAGGGATTTCTTGATTTCGTCTTCGTAGTTTGGCAACAGTATTACTAATGATTCGTGATGCCTTTTCTTTGTTTGACATGAATGCCATTTTCGTTATTCCTCTTTTATTTCATTACCCACATTATAAAATGTAAATACAAATAAATCAACATTCATTACATTATCATGGCTACATCACCATTTTTCAATCATCTCGAACATTCTGGCGAAAAGGCATTCTATGACGAGATTGTCGTTGAGTCCATTCAGATAACAGGATTTGACGTGTCGTATATTCGCCGAAAGGATTTCGAGGTTGACCCCGTGTTATACGAACCAAGCGAATCGGTATTCGAGCACTCGTTCAGAATCGAAGCCAATATCCCAGAAGGCTTAATGAGCTGGGATGGAGAAGGCACGATACTCAATCAGTTCGGTATTACTACATTAAACACTGGCTCCATCTATATTAGCAAAACAAGATGGGAACAGATTATGGAAGACCGACAGAAAGAAGGCAAGGAAACCTGGGACAGACCATACGAAGGCGACCTCATTTATTTCGGCTATGGTCATAAGGCGAAGTTCAACAATACCATTTTCATTATCAACCAGGTTGACTTCACAGACCATTCGTGGATGCTGGGTCGCAATTTCTGCTATAGACTTCGTTGTTCACTTTATGCTCCGAGCAGCGAAGACAAGTTCATTGCCGAGACACCCGACCTCGAAATTTCTCGTCAGATTGAAGATACTCTCGAAGCAAACGAAGTGGTTCGTCAGAACGAGAACATCACTCAGGTAACAGATATTATCAAAGAGTTCAGCGAAACTCATCCATTCGGAGGTTTCTAACAGATGAAAGAACCATTCTATCATTCCACTATAAAAAGACTCGTTGCATTGTTTGGTTCAATGTTCGACGAAGTATATTATATCGATGGCTTCGGGAACAAACAGAAGGTTCCGTTGTTTTACGGACCAAGAGAAAAATGGCTTGTTGACAGACTAGAAGCATCAGACCTTTATCGCATCAATGCCGAACAGGTATGGCCGCGAATGGGTTTCGAGATGACAGGCATGAACTTCGCACCAGAGCGAAACCTTAACACAATGCACAAGATACGAGCATATGACACAGGCAAATGGCAATATAATCGTGTTCCGTACGACTTCTCTTTTAACTTGTTCATTGCAACAAAACAGCTTGAACCAAGCCTGAAGATTATCGAGCAGGTCGTGCCAATCTTCGCACCGGCAATGAACCTCACTGTAAATGAAGTCGATGGTTTCGGAACAGAAACCGACATCAGTGTTGTTCTGGATAGTGTTGGATATGATATCGAATATCAGGGCTCGTTGGCAGACCCGAGAACCATCGTATGGACTCTTGGCTTCACGATGAAAGCTTACTTGTATCAACGAAACAATCTGCAAACTCAGATTAAAGAGACTATTACCAAGATGTCAACTTCGGATATGGATTCCGTGTTTACCAAGCTGACAAGCGAAGTGGTTCCACGAGAAGCAAACAAATGGGAACCACATGAGATTATTGATAAGGTTGAAGAGGTCAATCAGTAATTTCTGGGAAGCGAGGAACGTTCAGGGCATACAGTTTAATCTGAGCTCGCCAGTTTGAATTAAACCCATACCAGTCGCAGAACAAATCCACAGCTTCGTAAACGTGTTTCTGCAATAGCGGCATAATAAACGAGTATTGTTCTGGCATTGGTGTTCTTACTGTGTCGTTTGAACATTTTAAAAACTCTTGTCTGTGTTCAAACTCATGCTCGAGATAAAAATTGGTCGGCGGCGTATTCAGTGCAAACTTCTTAATATTGATGGCATCATCGTTTCTCAAATAATAAGATTTTTTATATTCCTGAATAGCATTATTGACGGCGTGTTCAAGATAACCAATGCAGCGGTCATAATAAGGAGACTCAAAAGCCTCGAATAGTTCTCGAAGGTTGAGCGGATAAAATGCAACTTCGTACTCGGTCATTATTCATTCCTTTCTTTTAAAGTTTATGGTATTATACTATGGCACTAGATATAAATCAAATTATTGTTGAAGCAACAGCACTAGAAATTCAGAGGGCTCAGGCTTTCGACAAACTATACACAAACAACACGCCGCCTTTGCTGTTCACCGCACACTCGAAGGCTCAGTTCATGGATAGAGGGTACACAAAGCAAGATTTACAGACCATGATTAAAATGGCATCGGATAAGTCGAAAACATTTCATCTACGACAAGGTCACATGCTATATCACAAGACCAAAGGCATTAGCTTCGTTGTAATTCCGTATCCAAATTACAAACTAGTTCGAACTGTAGTCCCGAAATTCAAGAATCATCACAAAGATGACGACATCTATTACGAGTATCAATAATGGACAAAATCGCAAATACACTTGGTGCAGCCGAGGAAACTCCGGTTAATCTGCCTTCTGTGGTCGAACACTCAGACAAGGACGACTTCGAAGACCGTGTTCGAGAGTTCAGAAAGAATGCTGCAAACAATGCAACATTGGACTTTCAGGATTCTCGTATAAACATTCGCACCATCATCGAAACCGGAATGGAGATGCTACCCGATGTTGTTCAGGCCGTGTCCGAGACTCAGAGCGACAAGGCAATCAATGCTGCTTCGTTATTCCTCAAAACACTTGGCGACCTGAATAAAACTCTTGTTGAGATGAATACCGATGTTCTTGACAAGGCGGGAATGAAAGGAAATGACAAGCCGATTGTTGAACAACAGCACAATACCACGAACAATATTCTTGTGGTCGAAGATACCGCAAATATATTCGATGCTGCAAGAAAGAAACTCGGAGACCGAGTTCTCAACACTTGACATGAATAATATCACTCTTTATAATACGAAACATGAACAAGGGCGAATCGTTGCCTATGGTGTGCATACGACATTCTGTGTTATAGAACAGTCATACTTGGTTCGGCAAATTTTTCTTTTAACCAGTCTTTTGAGACGATGTGATTAGTGGGAACCAAGACTGTATAATAGCGCTCGAGCGTTGGGGAACGCAAAAGATTGTCGGAAGTCGGTATCAAGGGGTTGATAACATAGGTTTATGTTGCAACCCTTGTTCATTATTGAATGGTCAAGGATGGTCTTCGGAACGTCTCGACCATTTCTCGCATCAATTATTAGTGTAAAGTAACTACACTAATCGCGGGATTTGATTGAAGTGACCATTAAGCCCGCTTTGTAGTTCTATTTGTCTTTGAACTATTATTCTTATGAAGAAGTAATATTGAAGATTCATTATGAAGAGAAAGAAGAACCATGAACGACGAAGTCACACGAAGTGGCTTAATGGACAGTATTCTTCGGATTGCAATTTGTCTGCGACATCATATAATCATCAAATAACAAGATAACGAAATCATACTTCATAAGCTGAACAACCAAAGAGATGAAAAGCGAAGCGGTCATCTCTCATGAGAAGCCTCGTATGAAGACAAAGTCGGAATGCGAGCTTCGAATCATTCAAAATGATCTTCAGAACACGAAACCACATCTTCATTACATACTACAAAAGAAAGAGTAAGCTGAATGACCAATTGAAGAGTTGAATGAAATGAAACTCTTCAATAA